GATCTGAAACAGTCTTACTTGATTGTAGACCGCGCTTCGATCCGCGTACTGCGTGACCCGTTCACTCTGCACCCTTACATCGTGTTCAAGACTAATGCACGCGTCGGTGGATCATGTGTCAACTTTGAAGGCATCAAACTAATGAAGACTGGAGTAGTAGCGTAAGTTAGCTACATTCTATAATGGCTAGGGAAACCTAGCCTGTTTTTAAATATATATAAGGAGATTCAAATGAACGATGCAAGATTCAGTAAAACCCCAGTATTAGCAGCTAATGAAGCTGCTGCTTCTACAGGTGCAGTAAACGGTGTATCAGTAGATATGCAAAGTAAAGTAGGCGCGGCCTTCTATATGACCGTTACAGAGGCTACCGGCCTTACTAGCGCAACCATGAAGCTCCAGACTTCTCCGAATGATTCGGACTGGACTGATGCTACCTTCGACGAAACTGTTGGTGATGCCGATGGTGACGTAGATATCGCACTTGCTGACGTAGGCATTGCAGCCTTGTCCTATAGCGGTATTGTACAGTATGTACGTGCGGTTGTAACCGTAGTTGCTACAGACGTTGATTATAACGTAATCAGTCTGGAAGACAACGAGTTCAGTAAAGACGGGATTGTAATACCTGTATAACTGAAATAAGTTTAGGTGGTGTAACAGCCACCTATTCTATTTCTAAATAAAAAGGAAGGTATTATGAAACAGAAAATGAAGAAGGTACAAATCTTACGTACATGTAAGGTTGCGTTAGACGGCATTGGACTAGTGACTAAACTATGCCTTGCTAATACACAGGAAGAAATTCCCGTACATCTTATTGCTGGACTAGAGAAAGATAAGTTTGTTACTAAGAAGCTCAATAAGAAAAGTAAGAAAGAACTTGACGCTGAAAAAGCAGAAGCTGATAAAGTAGCAAAGGCAGAAGCAAAGGCTAAGGCCGACGCAGAAGCTAAGGCGAAAGAAGAAGCAGAAGCTACCGTTAAGAAAGAAGCGGAAGAGCAAGCGGCTAAAGATGAGGCGTATTCAGTAGAAGCACTTCTAGAACAGGGACGTGAAGCAATCATCGGCCATCTAGAATCTATGGATGAAGAATACGACAAGAAAGCTACGGATGAACAACTGGCTGAACAGTTGTCAGCATTGTTTTTAGATGACGAAGACTAATACAGATTGAGAGGTCTACCATGAACATTGCACCAGTAGCAGGAAAGATAGTAACGCAAGACCCATTGAACGTAATAGTGACATTGGAAGAGATTAAAGCAATCTGTTATATAGATGCTGAAATTACTGATGATGATTCTATGTTAGAAGATGAGATGGAACCTGCTGCTCGAAACTTGTGTGAGCAGTTTTTAGGTAGACCTTTACTAACAAGCACAACCACCCTGTGGTATACAGCACAGCAGATATACTGTCTATTACAACAAGTACCATCAGTCGCCAACCTTCCTCTAGGGGAACTACAGGCGATTGGTGCTATTTCCGTATATGATATAGATGGTACTCCTACAGTATTAGCAAATGACAATACTATGTATACCACCTCCTTAACTGGATCACAGGGTGCGCGTGTTGAATTTTTACAGTCACCATTCACTTACAGTTCTACCACTATAAGAAACTTGGATGCGTTAGGAATAGAAGTTACAGCCGGTTTCGGTGATGGTAACACTGATGTGCCGGAAGGCATTAGGCAGGGAATCTTATTTCTAATCGCATACTGGTATGAACATAGGGAAGACCAGAAGATGGGTTCTATAACTCCAAGCGCGAAAGCTGCCTGGAGTCCTTATAAGATACAGAGGTTTAAATAATGGCAAAAGACAGAACAACAATAGGACAAATGAGAGAACAAGTCACCATCCTGACTGTTTCGGACATTCCTTTTGGGGAATACTCTGTCGAGAACAAATATTCTGTGAAGCATTCATTACGTTCCCGCGTCAGGAGTATGGAAGTTACTGAATCTAAAAACGGTATCGGCAGATCCGACAATGAGCGCACACACTTATTTATAGTAAGGAATGGTGCATCTATTTCTATAGACAGTACGAACATGATTTTATGGAGACATGATTACTATAAAGTCATTGGAGTAGAAGAAATTGCTAGAAACGTAGATGACCCAAAGAAACGCTATCTTAGGATAGAAGCAGTATTCGACAGTGAAGAAACAGCGTATATGAATCCAGCACCTGAATCAACGTAGGAGTTTTCATTATGCCAGTACATGTTACTATTAAAACAGACGTAAGCGACTTACGTAAGTTGTTAAACATTCTAGCACATGCTGAACGATACGAAATTCCAGCAGCTATTAAGAAAACAACAAAGAACATAGAACGAGATGCTAAGAAGGCTATCAGAACAGGTAGTCGTTCAGGAAGGAAATATAGTAACCAACCTAATAGGTCTAGTGCCCCAGGTGAAGCACCTAAGTCACAAACAGGGTTCCTAGCCAATTCTATTAGCTCTAGATTCACACATAATCCTAAAAGCGGATCAACACTCGGAGTTGTGGGTTCAACGACTCCACGGGGCTTGTGGTTAGAATTTGGAGCGCACAGAAGAAGGGGAGGTTATCTAGCACCTAGACCTTGGTTACGCCCTGCATTGGAAAAGAACATTCCATTACTAACACAGGATCTTATCAATAGGTTAAAATAGGTTAAGAGGATAGTATATGGTAACATTTATAAAACCAAGCGAAGTGATCATACGCATTAAAGAAACAATCCTAGCAGCAGAAGCAAACCTGGACTTACCTCCAGGTTTTGTTAGCTACTCGGAGCGTGTGGCAGGAAGCGCCTATTTAGAAGATATAACAGAAACAGGTATTCAGAATTTAAAAACACCTAGTTGCTTTGTTACATTGACTGACGGTACAGCCACTACTAATGTAATAGAAACAGTTGATCAGGATATCTTTCATGGATTCGACATCATCGTAATCCTTGATACACAAGATAGACGGAAACAAACAGCTGAAGAAAACATAATACCCTTTAAAGAAATATTACTATACTGTTTGAATGGCTGGGAACCAGTAGGGTATCCATGCTCTAGTCCTTTACGGTTTATAGGAGATACCACAGTATTCTCTGATAAGTCTAAGTACGTAAGAGTATTTACCTTTATACAGGATACAAGGTTCATAGCTAGTCAAGATAGCCTAGGCAATCAAGATGAGTATGATCTACAGAACTTTGAGAAATTCCTCGCCACATTATATGCAACTGAACAAGGGGAGGATGGTCCAGCAGTAGGTGTACAAGTAATAGATATGAATGATGAATAATAACAGGAGATAAACATGGCACGTAAGATTAAAGTTAAATCCAACAAAGCTACAGAAGTAAAATTGACTTCTGGAGAAAAGTTCGATAGCAAGGCTAAAGAGGTTTCATATACCAAAGGAATTGCTAGAGGTATACGGATGGGTGATATTGTAGAAGTACTACCCGCTAAGAAAGCAGTAACAGAAGGAGCTAAATAATGACGATCCCATCAGGCATTAATGTACCAGGTACATATATTGAAATTAATAACTCACGCGCCATAGATCCAAACGCAGTAGCACCATTTAACGTATGTGTCTTTGGCGAACATATAGATGACACGTCAGGAACAGACATTATAGGATACAAACGTATCTTGTCAGACGTAGAAGCATTTTCATTGTATGGTAGCTCACCCTCATATGATTTGATTCGTAATCTGTTTAAAAATGTACAGCTCGGTAGTAACGTAGAAGTACATTGTGTATCCATGCCGATAGATCCGGCTAATACATCAGAAGCAGAATTAGTTATAACAGTAACAGCACCATCTGGACCAACCATCACTGAAAGCGGTACATTAACATGTATCTTAAATGGTGAGACTACATATGTATCAATTACAGCTGGCATGGATGTTACAGAAGCAGCTGCCGCAATTGTAACAGGACTACAGACACTAAACACCTCATGGGAGACTATCGAGTCTACACTAGGAGTAATTACATTAGGTACTACCGGTGTAAGTGCTACATATATTGATGCAGGTCAAATGCAATTGACGATCCGTGGATATGATGTAGTTACTGGACCTAAGATTGTCGTAACAACAGGTACTTCGATTGGAAGTGACTTATTGGATGTAACAGGAGTAGCTATTGAAAACGGAGCAGCACCTTTTAATCCAGACATCGCAGACTACATCGCTGTATTGCCGGATAGCGTGATTAACCTATTTGTTAATCCCTATAACGAAACTGCCATGTACACTGGACTACAAACAGAGATTGATCGTCGGTTTGGTTCTACAGTACAGTTGGAAGGACATCAGATTATCGGTACGTCAGGTTCACCGTCTGCTGTAGTAGCTGAAATGACAGCATACAACGACGCTCACCTTACATATTGGAATGGTGGGTTCAACCGTCCTTGTCCTTCGTCTCTACAGGCAGCAGCCGTAGCAGGGATCATGACAAGTAGCATTAGTGAAGATCCAGCAGTACCTATGCAGTATCTGGACATTGTAGGTGTCTCTAGTGAACAAGCTGAAAACGAAGCACTGTTTGAAGAACAGAATGCATTGGTAGCAGCAGGTGTAGCAATCGGACAAGTAGATAGTACAGGGAACGTAGAAACTTTACGCCTGACCACTACATACACTGATACGGATGGACTACCTGATTATAGTTATCGGGATGCTAATACGATCTTCACTACTTCGTATCTGCGACAGTCTCTGATTCGCCTCATTGGAATTACTTATAAGAACTATAAGTTAGCTGACGACGGCATTCAGGCTAAGGCCGGACAGAAAATAGCAACACCTAAACGTATCACCGCTACTATCCTTGGATGGTTCCGTGGACAGGAAGAACTCGCTATCGTAGAAGACTATAACCAGTTCAAGACACAGTTGATCGTTGTTAGAAACACTACTGACGAAACTAGAGTAGACAGCATCATTCCTACTAATGTAGTTAATCAGTTCCGTATCTTTGCTGGCGAACTCCAGTTCCTTCTGTAATAGAAAGAATATCAATAAACTAAATTAAAAAATATTATAGGAGAATACAATGGCTGATAGAGCAGGCGTAAAAAGCATCACGTTTAATGGAACCACAGAAGACTGTAAAGCATTAGCAACAATTCGTCCAAGCGGATTTATGCGGGAAGCAATCGTAGGAGTTGATAAGTATCATGGTACAGCATTGAAAGCTGCTGCCCCTGGTGCAGACATCACGATTACCGACCGTCTTGGATTAGACGTTGCGGCATTGCAGAACATCGTAGATGGATCTGTTATGATTGAATTGGCAAACGGTAAAGTATGGGAGTTGACTAACGCAACTGTACTGGACCAGGTAGAACTCGCACCTGAAGAAGGTGAAGTATCTATCGTCTTCGCGGCAGAATCCTGCCAAGAAGTGTAGCAACAATATAGGGGTAGTAGAGATCACACCAACTCTACTACCCCTTTTTTACTATAACAAATAAAACAAAAGGACAACACAATGGAAAATACAATAGTACACCCACTAATAGTACCTATCGAATTAGGTCCAGATAATACAGTAGAATCAATCACCTTACACAAACCCACCTTGGGTGAGTTGACTAAGGTACGTTCAACAGAGAACTTCCAGAGAGGCATGGAAATGCTCATCGCCTGTTCTGATCAACCTAAGATTGTACTACAACGTCTGTCTTATGACGATACTGTCAATCTCATGGAGGTACTCCCCGATTTTTTGGGGATAGCGGAGGACGACACAGAAGCATAGTAGAAGAACTAACTATATATACATATGAGGTAGTCTTCCAGAATATGTTGTTATTTGAAACATACATGGATTATCTACGGATAGAAATGATGAGGTGTGGTGGTTGGCTAGCCCACCTTTATCATTTCCAACCTTCTGAATTAGATACAATGACAAGTGATACTATGAAAGACTGGATGGATCAGTCTGAATACATGAGCAAGAAATTAAAACAGCATAGTAAGTAGGTTAATTATGGATCGTAACTATACAATCAGAGTAGATATAAAAGCAGTATCAAACTTCGGTAAGATTACGAAGAACCTAAATAAACAACTTGATACTATGCAGAAGCGTGTAGATAAGGTCACGAAGTCATCCAAAGCTAATAAAGCAGCTATGACCGGAATGGATACAGCAATGAGTCGCCTAGCGTTTGTTGCTGTACCCGCTCTAGTCTTAGGACTTAGATCTATATGGAAAGAAGGAACACGCTACGAAGAAACAGTAAAGAACTTGTCAGCATTAACAGGCATTACAGGTGATCGCCTTGACGGACTGACAAAAAAAGCGGATCAACTATCTGTTAAATGGGGACTGGCCTCAGATAACATTGTATCAGGTATGAAGCGTATTGCTTCTAACAAATCCGAGTTTATTGAAATAGAAGGGGCAATTGAAAAAGTATCAGATGCCTCCGCAGTACTTGCTAGAGCGTCGGGACTAACCTTCCATAAGTCAGGTGAAGTAATCACACAGACTATGAACCAATTTAATTTGGGATTGGAAGACTCTGATAGAATTATTAATACATTCGCTGTAGCAGCAAAGTTAGGTTCGTTTGAGATTGATAGACTTGCACAGGTAATGAGTCGTGCAGGTGGTATGATGAAAGGCATGAACCTGTCATTTGAAGATGCAATGGCAACAGCAATGATCGGTTCCCGTCTTGGTCTTACTGGAGAGATGGTAGGTACACAGTTAAAAACCGCCCTTGGTCGCTTAGGACAACAGAACGACTTATTCAATCCTATCCTACAAGGATTCGACAAAGCATTACTCAATCTAGAAAAAGCAGGACTGTCCCCAAAAGAGTTGATGGACATATTTGGATTGGAATCATTCCAAGTAGCACAGGCATTAGTAAACCAAGCAGACCTGTTCTCACAGTGGAAGGAAGAAATTACAGGAACGAACATAGCATACATCCAAGCCGCCGTTAATATGGAAGCTATGAACAGACGAGTAGACATTCTCATTCAGAGATTCAAACTAATCAAGCGTGATTGGTTCTTCAATGAGAAAACACAGACTCAATTAGATAAAGCATTGGATTCTATAGAATCAATCCTAACACAGTCCACATGGCAAGTAAGACTATTGACTAAGGCATTTGCTGGATTAGGAATTGCAATAGGAACATCCCTACTAGTATTCGGTAGTACTAAGTTTATAAAAAGCATTACCATGTTAGTAAATGCATTTAAGTATATTGCAGGACTACAGTTCTTTACTAAGATAGGAGGACTACTTAGTAAGCTTCCAGTAGTAGGCCAGATGTTTTCAGCAGGGTTTAGAGTAGCCGTAGGATGGGTTGCTCTAATAGCAGTAGCCATCACAGATATATGGATGACTGGCAAAGCTATGTTTGATTCTTTTGCGAATGTAGGCGATCTCATGATAGAACAGTTTTCATCAGGTCAAATTCAAGAAGCATTTAAAACTATAGGCAAGGCATTCTGGTCAGGCTTCATGGTAGGCTCTTTGAAGTTTACAGAAATGTTGCTAGATCCTATACTCCGAGTAGCAGACTTCATGGGTAGTATAAGGTTCGGTAAGGATTGGGGAGCGTCACTAAGAGAAGAGATGCACAAGGAATTTGCCGGTCATGTATCAGACATGCAAAACTGGAACAACACTGATGCTGCACAGACCGCTAAAGCAAACGCCCTCTTCTTAGATGGATACCTAGATAGAAATCCAGCAATGAAAGAAGAAATGAAAAACGGCAGGGTAGAGATTACAGTAGGAACAGATGCTAATGGAAGCCCAACTGCGATTGTTAAAGATGTAAATGGTCCAGTAGACGTTAATAATGGAAACACTTCCATAGGCGCTCCTTTAGGAACTCCTACAATAAACATGCCCTACGGATACGGTTACTAAGAGGAATAACAATGACAATTCCAGCAACAGCGATAGACATAGATCTATTGAAGCAGACGTTATACCCCGCTAGTTATGCGGGGGTATCATTCGGCGTAGTTAATTATACAATACAGTCTGGAAGAGATGTAGAGGTAATTAAATTATTCAAAGGCGCTCCATCCACAGTAACGTCAGGTTCAAGCTCTAGTAGAAAACGAGCAGCGGAACGTGTAGCTATTACGGATGGGGCAGCTAACAATGCTACAGCAACCCAACTAAATATTGCTGCCGCAGCAGATGCATTGAAAGGTGTACTAGAAGGAGGGTTGTTTCAACCCTATTGGGAAAAGGTAGTATCTAGTATTGAAGT